TAGCAGTAGAAGCTAATTCCTCAACATCGACTTCTTTTCCTTCAAAAAAGAATTGTTCTTTTGAATTGGCAATAGCAGGATTATCTGTTCGTCCGAGCAGGTAGTCAGTGGATACGTTGAAGTAGTCTGCTATTTCTTGTAGGCGGTCAGATTTAGGAGTCTTTTCTTTTAAAGTATAGAGGTAATTTATACTATAGCCTAAATCTTCGGCAACTTTTTGAAGACTTATTCCTTGTTTTTGGGCAAGTTCCTTAATCTTTTCAAGCGTGGAAAACATTGTCATATTACCTTTTCTAAGACATGACAAAAAATATTTTATAAAAAAGTGTTATTTTCTATTGACAAAAATAATACTAAAGTGTAAAATAGTTTTTGTAAGTTAATGAGTTAGTAAAAAACGGAGTTAAAACTTATCTAAAAATAAATAGCTTTGGCGAGCAAGAAAATTGATAGATACAAGGTTTTATCAAGGTTTTTAATTATGCTTTCATTTTACACTATGGTGTAAAAGTTGTCAAGTATTTTTATAAAATAATTTACTAACTCCTTAACTTAACTAATTAAAAAGGAGGAGGTCGCATGAGTCAACAACATCTTAAATGGATTGAGCTTGTAAAAGAGCGAATTGAAAAACGTGGATGGTCGCAAACGGATTTGGCTATCGTTGTAGGTGTTAGTCCGTCAGCCATCACACAGCTTTTCAAAGATGGTAAAGGAAGTGATGATTTGAAGCTTCGTATTAATAAAAAATTGCGAATCAGCGAGTCGTGGGAAAGATTTGAGGAGTAAGAATGGTAGATAAAAAATATAAGGTTGAACAGGAACTTGAACGATTTCTATCTGTTCCTTTAAAATTAAAAATTTTACGTGAATGCTACTTGTTATTGTTCATCAAAATGGCTAATGATACGACAGATATAACGGTAGAGAAGTCGACCGTACATTCTACCGATGGAACAAAAAAATCAGTCTATACAGTAACTGTATTTGACTAAACAAAAAAGCACCTAACAAAGTCAGGCGCTTACTAAAATAACTAACTGAATTATATCACGAAAGGAGCAAAAATGGAAGAGTTGATCCAAGCGATTGCGAGTCAGATTAAGTTTACCGTCTTACAATCAGCAGATATTGAAGAAGCGTTCCCTCTGGAGTTGAAGCGAAAAGATGTGGCTAAAATGCTTGGTGTTTCTGTAGATACGTTCGATGACCGTTTTCGCTACCAGAAAGGATTTCCAAATATAAATGACAAGCGTTGGCCACGAGACGCAGTCCGTGAATGGTACAACGCAAACTGGATGAATTTAACGAAGTGAGGTGAAAATGAAGCTATTAACAAAAATCAAAAACTGGTTATCAAAAGAAATCAACACTGACTGGAAAGTCGTTGCTATGGATCTCAATCGAGACAATGACGAATTAAGAAATCAAATGAAAGTGTTGATTCAAGAAAATGTAGATTTGAGAAGAATTTTAAAAATGTATAAGGAGAAAGAGCATGTTTGAACCACCAGTATTAAACCAACTTTTGGGAACTGGCGCGGTGATTTTAGGATTTATCAGCGCAGGGATCCTAGCTCATCAGTTAGAAAAGCAAAAAGAGGAAGAAAGACTACTTCAAGAAGAACAGGATACGCAAGTGATTAGAGCTTGTAATGAACTTCTTGAAATGGGTCGTGAGATTGAGCGTCAGAAAATCCGTGAGAATATCCGCAGAGAGTTTCCTGGATTTACGTTTGACAATGAACCGCCTGTAGGATTGCGTCCAGAGCCTCTAGCATTACCAGAACCCAAAGGGGCGTAAGATGTACTTATGGAAGTGTACGTGTGCAGATTGTGGACGTGAGTTTGATTGGTATGATAATTATCCACCTCTTGAATGCGTAAAGTGTGAGAGCGTGGAAATCAAAAATGAATTTAAGGGAAGGGCGTATGACTGATGGATTTACACCATAAAGGAAAATCGTTTCTTAGAGCAGAAGTGACTGAGGAACAGAAAGAATTTGTAAAATTACTGGCTGATATCAAAGGAATTCCAACTCAAGAATTTTTGGGACAAGTTGTTGCAATTTTTGTGGAAAACAACAGACAACTAATTGATAAATATCAAAACGATTTGAAGGCATTGGTCGAAGATGCAAGTTCAAACGTGAATATGAACGTGTAAGGAGAGGATAAATGACTCAAGCGGAACGAATTAGGGAATATTTAAAAAATAAACCCGATGCCTCATATGATGAAGTGGCTGAGGCTATCAACACAACAAATAGTATCGTGAGAGCGAATGTATCTAAAGATATGAAGGCAGGTAGATGCGTCCGCTTGGAAGATAAGTCTTTAGACTACTCACCTTACTTTAGTAAAACAGAGGAACTCATTGAACTAGTTGATTGGAAGAATGATACTAGACGGGAGTGGGTAGATATGCTGACAAGAGCAGCAGAGAAAGAAACAGATAGCAACGTTATGCGTTTGCTAATCAAAGAAGCAAATAAATTGATGAAAGAGGTAACGAAATAATGGCCAGTTTATATGAACTAACAGGACAATACCTTGAAATCTATAACATGGAATTGGACGAAGAGACCAAACTAGACACCTTGGATTCTATCGATTGGGAAACTGAGTACGAAACTAAGGTTGAAAATTATATCAAGGTTATGAAGAATATCGATGCAGACGTTGAGGCTCGTAAAGCAGAAATCAAACGCTTGACGGAACTAAACAAGGCAGACGAGAAGAAGAAAGACCACTTGAAAGATACACTATCTGCAAGCATGAATATGACAGGTCATGAACGTGTGGATACACCACTATTCAAGGTTTCGTTTAGAAAATCTCAAGCGGTTGAAGTGGATGAAGCAGTCCTGCCAGAAGCCTACAAGGTAGCTACTTGGAAGCCTGACAAGAAACGTTTGAAAGAGGACTTGAAGAATGGACTTGAAATCATTGGTGCCAGCTTAGTTGAAAGAAAGAATTTGAGTATAAGATGAAAATAACAAAAGCAACAGAAATTACGAATGATGATGCCTGTTACCTAATTTATGGAAATCCAGGTTTTGGGAAAACGACGACTATCTCATTCATACCAGGAAAAACACTGGTAATCAATATCGATAAATCAGCCAAAGTGCTAGCTGGTAATCCTAATATCGATATCGCAGATGTGGATACACATAAGATTTGGGATGAATGGTTGACGGTTGTTAAGGAATTACTTCAAGGAGCAGGGAAACCATACGATACTATCGTTGTGGATAACGTATCTGAATTGTTCAGAGCATGTCTTGCTAATCTTGGACGAGATGGGAAAAACCATCGGGTTCCAACGCAGGCAGATTACCAGAGGGTCGATTTTACGATTTTGGACAGTCTACGGGCCTTGTTGCAATTAAATAAACGGATTGTATTCACGGCTTGGGAGACATCAGATCAGTGGTCAGACGAGAATGGTATGATTTACAACAGGGCCATGCCAGATATACGTCCCAAAATCTTAAATAACTTTCTTGGTTTAACAGATGTAGTCGCTCGTTTAGTTAAGAAAACGACAGACGATGGTGAGGAAGTGAGAGGGTTCATCTTACAACCGAGCGCCAGCGTCTACGCCAAGAATCGTTTGGACGATAGAAAGGGGTGTAAAGTAGATGAGCTTTTCGCTCAGAGATTACCAGAAGGAACTGATAATTGACGTTATCAAATCCATGAAAGCAGGCAATCGAAAGATAATGGTGCAATCCCCGCCCCGTTCAGGAAAGACAGTCGTTATGTCTTACATCGCTAAAAATGCGACAGACAAAGATAAAACAGTATTGTTTTTCAGCCACAGGAAAGAAATCAATGAACAGGTTCATGAGACCTTTAAACGTGGCGGAGTCAATCTCGACAAGGTTATTATCGGAACGGTTGGGAGTATTGTACGAAAGTTAGAACGATTGCCTCAAGTCGATGTAATCTTGGTAGATGAAGCGCATCATATCAAAGCAAAACAATATCAGACAATCTTAAATTTCTTCAGTAATGCTACTCAATTATTTTTCACAGGTACACCTATTCGATTAGACGGTTCGGGATTCCACGACCTAGCAGACGATTTAGTAGTCGGTAAATCCATCCGATGGCTTCAAAATCATGGAAATATAGCCGAATTTGATTATTATTCCATCAATCTATTGGATATGGCCAAACTTAAAAAAAGGTCAGGAGAATTTACCAACCATTCAATCGACGCAGCGTTTAGTTTCAATGGAACGTATGGCGATTATATTGATCATTATGAACGATTGGCAAAAGGTAAACAAGCTATCGTTTATACGCATAGCGTAGAATACGCTGAGAGGGTCGCTAAGCGATTTTTGGAGCAAGGCTATCAATCAGCCGTCGTATCTGGAAAAACGCCACAGAGCGAACGAGAGAGCCATATGCAGGCATTCAGAGAAGGAAAACTCACAATAATGGTCAATGTCAATCTATTTACAGAAGGGATTGACTTGCCGAACGTGGACGTCTGCATTATGTTACGACCGACTGACTCGCTATCCTTATATCTTCAATTTGCTATGAGGGCCTTAAATCCAAGAGAAGGTAAAAAAGCAATCTTGATAGACCACGTTGGAAATCACATCCGACACGGTTTACCAAACGACGATAGGGAGTGGACACTAGATGGTACTAAGAAGAAAAAGAAACCTTCAGAACGTTCAACGGTGACGTGTGAGAAATGTTTTGCGACATTTTGGAGAGACCAGTTAGTGGACGGTTGTTGTCCATACTGCAAGGCAGAGATTGTCAAAAAGAAAAATATTCGAGATATTGAAATTGAACAAGATAAATCTGATATTCAATTAACAAAAATCAATCAAGGAATGGAATTTATTACCATTCAAGGTAAAGAAATAGAGGTCAAGACAGAAGAAGCGAAAGTGTATCGTCGCGTTAAGACCTATGGTAAAAATTATACTAAGTGTCAAAACCTAGCCGAGTTGAAGGCATTCCGATTACTCAATGGCTATCAACCAGGTTGGCTATGGTTTCAACAAAAACGTTTAAACATTTGGAGGTAAAAAAATGTCACTTTTTTCAGTAAATTACGAAGCAGCAGAACAATTTTCATCAGTGGAAAACGGAACATACGAGGTAGTCGTGGCGACTGCTGAACAGTCAGCAAGCAAATCAGGGACAGATTTCCTTGATATCCGTCTTAAAATTCGGGATGATTTCCAACAGAAATTCCGTAACAACCTAATCTTTGATAAGGTATGGATCAATAAAGAGACTCTTCAATATCCAGAGTGGGCATTGCAACGATATTCTAAAGCGGTTAAAATCCCTGAAGGTGTTGAAGTAAATACAATTGAACAATTCTTAGGCCTTATCATTGGTAAAACTTTGAAAGTGACTGTAAAAAATGAACAGTCAGAATACAACGGTAAGACCTACGATAACTTGAATATCAAGAAAATGGAGCAATCAGAATTGCCACCTTATGCTGGAGCAGTATCGTCTGAACCAGCGCCAGCTAAAGCAGATGATTTAGATTTGCCATTCTAATCTATGGTTGGGATGGTAGATTACGCCCTTCATTATCAGAAACTAGGTTACTCGGTCATCCCAATAGACAAAAAGAGCAAACGTGCAATCACGAAATTCAAGGATAAAACATTTAGCGAAAATGAAATCCGAAGATTTTGGCACGAGCAACCCGATGCAAATATTGCATGGAGGACAACCGATTTCTTTGTCATCGATATCGATGTATCGGTGACTGAGAACGGTTATGAGTCTTTGAAAGAATGGGAATTGTCTCGGTATATCCCTAAGACTTTAACAGCTACTACGCCAAGCGGAGGGAAGCATATTTTCCTTAAAAAGCCAAAAGGCATAGAGTTAAGTCAAGATATACGAGTGAAACCAGGGATTGATATTAAGGCAAATAAGAATAACTATGTTTTAGTTGCACCCAGCAACAACGCCAAAGGGAGCTATAGATGGGATAAGTCCACAGAAGAAATGGCCGAAGCACCAACAGAGATTATCTCAATCTTACAAACATCAAAACAACCCAAAGAGCTTATGAATTTCACGACTGATTACAGTCGAGGGGAATTCTCAAGTAAGACTGCCAAACTATTTGAACAAGTGGTGTTTGGCTTTGGGGATAAAGGCGGTAGGAACAATGCCTTGGCAAGTTTCGTAGGTGGGTTGCTAATGCGTGGTGTCGATGTGGATGCAACTTATTTACTAGCAAAGATAGCAAATTACTATACTCCAGACAGTCTGCCAGCGGATGAATTGGATAAGACGTTTGAAAGTATGGTTAGAAAGGAAATGGATAGAAGAGGTGGTTCTTGATTTAGAGAAATTAAAAAAAGAATATCGAAGCAATATTATCCAACATCCAGCTTATATTGAGAAAGCAAATGACTGGCGTGAGATTCGTCTAGCTTGTCGAGAATATCGTAAAAACTGGCTCGAAAACGTTAAGTGGGAAGAAACCCAGTATGGCACGAAAGAAGAAAATAAAAAAGCACCTACTCGTTTAACTGAACTGGCAGTGGCGCAAGGCATGGAACAGATTTTACATATTGTGAATCTGCCAAATGAACGGGTCGCAATTTATGATCCAGATAAAGGTTATTATCACAAAGACCCTAGTTTTGCTTACAAAATCATTCGTTTGCTAGAGCCAAATTTCAGTGAAGCGAAATCCAAGAACGTTCTCTTCATGCTTGCTTCTACTCCACGATTGAACCAACACGAGGGGTTCTCATGTGATTTTCCGATAGGGGAATACAAAGACCCTCGTAGGTTTATCCTAGTGAAGAACGGGATATACGATAAGAAAGAGAAATTACTACGACCATTCACACATGAATTCGTTGCATTTTCAACAATCGGGACAGAATACGATCGCTTTGCTAAATCACCTGTAATTGACGGGTGGGATATTGATAGTTGGTTACTTGACCTCATGAGTGGAGATGAAGAACTGGTCGAACTGATTTGGCAGGTTATCTCAGCTAGTCTGAATGGAAACTACTCTTACAGAAAATCCATTTGGTTTGTCGGTGAGGGGAATGACGGTAAGGGTACTGTCCAACAACTCATAACCAACCTAGTAGGTATGCGGAACGTTGCCAGCTTAAAAATTAATCAATTTTCAGAGCGATTCGCTTTATCCATGATTGAAGGGAAGACCGTCATCATTGGAGACGATGTGCAGGCTGGTATCTACGTAGATGAATCTTCAAATTTCAACTCGGTCGTGACTGGTGAACCAGTCTTGGTTGAAGAGAAAAACAAACAACCATATACGACCGTGTTCAAAAAAACTGTCATTCAATCCACGAATGAACTACCACGTTTTAAAAATAAAACCAATGGTACATATAGACGGTTTGCGATTGTACCGTTTAAGAAGTCATTCTCGAGTAAGGAAGACAACTGGGCAATCAAGGACGACTATATCTATCGTGAAGAAGTTCTTGAGTACGTTTTGAAGAAAGCCCTTGAGATTTCATTTGATCGCTTCATCGAACCGCAAGCATCGATTGAGGCCCTAGAGGATTTTAAAGAATCCAACGATACGGTTAAGGCGTTCGTCAATGAATGGTTTAATAAATTCGAATCCACTCGCTTGCCGTCCCGTTTTTTGTGGTGGTTGTATCAGGAATGGTGCAAAGATGAAGGGGTCACAAAATTAACAAAACGTAAATTTGAAACACAATTAGCAAAAAATATCCCAGAAAATTGGGTTAAGAAGAAAATGAGACCTTCAGGGAAGTTCATCCCTTCAGTAGATGTACCGAAACATTATATCGGATTCTCTTGGATGAATGATGAGAGTCAAATGACTACCACAGGGTATGAATTAGTTACCGTTTACCGTTAGGTTACCGTATGTTTTTATACTACAGTAACCTGATTTAAGCCTCATATACCAAGGGTTTACCTTGTGTTGTTTACCGTGTTACCTTTTCTTTCTATTAAAATAATAAAAAAATAAAAATAAAAAATATATATAAAGAGAAAAGGTAATTGTAACGGTAACCTTGGGATAAAAAAATGGCGTAAACCCTTGATATAACTGAATTTTTGTTGTTTACCGTTCTAAAATCAATAACGGTAACTTTTGGAGGGGAAATGAAGTCAGAACAAGAAATACAAAATGAAATCAGAGTCGCATTGACTCAAGCAGGATATACCGTTTTTCGAACGAATGTTGGAAAAGTTAAGACTGCAGATGGCAGATGGTTTGATACTGGATTGCCGAAAGGTCATGCTGATCTGTATGGTTTCAGACCAGACGGACAGATATTTTATGTCGAAGTAAAAAAGGAAAATGGTCGTGTGAGACCTGAACAGGAAAATTTTATTGAGACAGTCAGAAAACGAGGTGCAATAGCTGGTGTTGCTAGAAGCGCCCGGGAAGCGTTGGAGTTAGTCAAATGAATAAACTAAGAACAGACGTACAATGTCCATTTTGTGGAGATTGTGTCGTAAGATATGTTGGATCGGACTGGAAATCGGTTCGATGTTATGTGTGTAAACAACCATTATTTTTGAAATATGCCACAGACAGACCGAACGGAGTGAATGAGCAAGGTTTTGCACGATTGGCACACGAGCCGTTTAAGTGGAATGAAGATGTCATGAAATTTGATGAGGTATTCAGTTGAAGTATGACAAGAAAATAGTAATCGACGGACTGAAACGTACAATCGAGCAGACAGAGGAAAGGATAGTAGAACTATCTGAGCCATGTGTCAAATCGCTTGCTTTTAGCAGGTCTGAGGAACGTGACTTGCTTAAAAAGAAAGTGAAAGGATGGAAGAAGAGAATAAAGGAGTTGGAAGATGAATAAGCAGGAATTGATTGATAAATATGAAGCGGCTGAATGTGTTGTGGATTTTGTTAGCGGAAAAACTCTTTTAAAAAATATTCGAAGAGATTTGGAACAACTAGACGAACCGCAACCAGTCAAAGTTCCGCAGTGTGTGGCGGAAATTATCGAGTATTACAAGGGACAGAACGCTACATTATATGATGCGCTTAGAGAAAAAAACTTCAACAAACAATACAATGAGTGGTTTATGAATGAACAGGATGCTTACAACAAAGTCGCTCGTGCATGGCTTGACGGCTATGAAGTCGAGAAAGAGAAGCGGTATTTAGTAAAGGTGAAAGGTATGAATCGTATCAATGGATGTCTAGCCCATAACAAAGAACTTGCTACTTGGTACTTTGGTATAAGTGGTAATTCTAAGAATCATCGCACAAATCACACCCGCAAACAACTAGAAGAAGCTGGTTTCGGCTGGGTTTTCGATTGCCCAGGCATTGAGATTGAGGAGGTGGAATGATGGCATTAACGCTTGGAAGTAGTATTACTGAGCTTATTCTTGAAATTGGTAATCTTTTAAACTCTCCTGATAACAATACAACAACTTTCGCGCTTGAAATTCCAAATCAATCTTTCTTTCTAGAAATAAATGTAAAACCAAAGAAAAAGGAAAAAGAGGTAATGAATCCATATGTTGTGAAAAAAATTATGAGAGATGACAACTCTGTTTTCGATAAAGACAATAATTACCACAAGCAGAAGGAAAAAGAAAGACATAACCCAGTCTTTAAACGAAAGAATTCAAAAAAGTAAGGAGGTCACAGATTGAAACGATTCATAGCAGTCTGGATTCTATTGTCTGCTGGATTGAACATCTGGCAGATGGACAGGATTCGAGATTTGGAAGAGAAGAAGCCAATGGTTATCTATAAAGCGGATAACGCAGGCGCTGAGATATTTGGTAAGGTCCTTGAGAAAGGACGACATGGGAAGCTATACACGCTAACGATACGTGACTACGGGGTGTTCGTTGTTACAAAGGACGTGTATGAGAAAGTGAAAGTTGGGGATGAGGTGATGTTGTGAAATTATTTCTTCATGAAGATTGTATGGACGTCATGAAAAGATATCCTGACAACTATTTTGATTTATCTATTGTCGATCCGCCATATTTTTCCGGGCCAGAAAAAAGAAAATACTATGGTCGAAAAGTCAGTCCAATAGGTGTAAGCAAGCTGTATAGCGAAATATCAGAGTGGCAAATTCCAAATAGAGATTATTTTGATGAGTTATTTAGAGTTTCAAAAAATCAAATCATTTGGGGAGTGAACTACTTCGACTATTCTTTTGGTTCTGGCCGTATCGTTTGGGACAAAGTTAATGGTCAATCAAGTTTCTCGGATTGTGAGATAGCGTACTGCAGTTATCATGATAGTACTCGGCTATTTCGTTACATGTGGAATGGTATGATGCAAGGGAAGTCGATATCTGAAGGTCATATACAACAAGGAAATAAGACCTTGAATGAGGTTAGAATCCATCCGACACAAAAACCGATCAATCTTTATCTTTGGTTACTTCAAACTTACGCAAAAGACGGAGACAAGATTCTTGATACTCATGTTGGTTCAGCAAGTAGCTTGATTGCTTGCCAAGAATTAGGTTTTGAGTATGTAGGTTGCGAGTTAGATAGAGACATCTTTAATCTTGCTAAACAGAGACTTGATGTTTACGAGAAGAAAATAAAATTATTTTAGGAGTTATCATGAACACACTAGAAAATGTAAAACAATGGTTTATTGACCGTGATTTAGAAAACGGTGGAAGACTAGACAAGCAATCTTTGAAACTCATTGAGGAGTTTGGAGAACTATGCGCCGGCTATCTCAAGAAGAATGAGACGCTGACCAAGGACAGTATCGGAGACTGTGCAGTTGTGATTGTCGGTCTGGCGTTGTTGATAAAAGAGGACGTGCATAAGATTTTTGAGAAATCAGGGTTCGCAGAAAGCAAAGATGTGATGGATTCCTTTAAATGGTTAAGTGCTAACATTAGTAGTTTTCAATTAAATCATGATTTAATCGGCAAGAAAACGTGTCGATATAATTTAGCGTATTCAATCGGCTATCTAAAATCAATCAGCAAAGCACTTGGTTATGATTTTGATGAATGTTTTGAACTGGCTTACCAAGAAATCAAAGACCGTAAAGGTCGTTGGATAGATGGTTCGTTCGTCAAAGAGGAGGATTTGTAAAATGTTAGCACTAAAATTTAGGGTTTGGCTACCAGACATTGATCAAATGTTAAGAGTGAAAGCTCTCGTTTTTGAGAAAGATAAGACAAGATGTGTTTGTGGATATAGTTTTGACTTTTATCTTGAAGATGAAAATGCAACTATCATGCAATCAACAGGATTGTTTGACAAGAACGGCAAGGAAATCTTTGAGGGAGATATAGTCAAAATGTCTAAGGATGTCTATTCTGAACCCACTTATTACGAGGTTGTAAGGCATTACGGTGGAGCGTATCGTCTTGAATCCAAACAACACGGATGTAAATTGTGGCTACGACATACTGATTGCGAGGTCGTGGGAAATGTATATGAAAACCCAGAGCTTTTGGAGGATAAGGAATGAACCCAGAAATAATTGACAACATAAACAAACCAAGCCATTATCAAGGACGATATGGCATGGAGTCTATCGATGCCTTAAGGAATTTCATGACACCAGAACAGCTGAAAGGCTTTTATCTTGGAAATGCCTTGAAGTATCAACTGCGATTCCAGAAGAAAAACGGTCTCGAAGACCTGAAGAAAGCCAGAAAGAATCTTAACTGGCTTATCGAGGAGATGGAGAATGAGTGAGTACACTTTGTATCAAGGTGATACGTTCGTGACTTTAGGAACGATTGAGGAAATTAGCGAAGAAACAGGGATAAGTGAAGCGTCAATAAAATATTACTCTTGGAAATCTTATTGGAATAGATATCCGAATGGCAGGAAAGTGATAAAGATCGAGGTGGATGATGAAGGATAGGAATTTTTTTTCGGAACAGATAAGATTATGGCGAATTGGGAAAGGTCTATCTTTAAGAAAAGCTTCAAAGAAATTTAGTGTTAGTGCAAGGACGTTTTCAAATTGGGAACGAGGTCTGATACCAAGTGATCGTCAGAAAGAACGTCTGTCAAAAGAGTTAGGATTGGACAAAGATGTTTTATTCAAGAAGTGTGAGATTGGAAATCTTAATGCGCTTTTGAAAGAAAAACGTTTGGAACAAGGACTTACTCGTACAGAATTAGCAAAGCATTTAGGGTATTCTTCAACAATCATAAGTTGTTGGGAGAGAGGTTTGGAAATTTCCGAATGTGAGGCAGAAGACATTTGTCAATTCTTTGGAATCGAGGTGTATGATTGACAGTAGATATTAAACAGAGATTAAAAGCCTTGCCATATATCGATATAAAAGCTAAGTCGAAACATCAAGAATATATCAGTCTACGTTCAGGAATCTTAAAAGGGCAGACGTTCGATAGTATGCCGAAGTCAAAAAGCAATAAGAACCAGTCTGAAGAATTGAATATATCTATTATTGACAGGTCTGAACAATTATACGAAGAGATTAAAAAACTATATCGTGAACGAGATGAGCTAGTTCAGTTGATTGAATCTCTTGATGATCCGTTAGAAAATATTGTGATGCGACTATTCTTCATCGACGGATTAACGTGGAGCGAGGTAGAGAATAAGTTGGGATGTAGTCGAGGGACTATCTATAATATTAGAAAATCGGCCTTCGAAAATATTGCTAAAAGAAGTAAACAGATTAAACAAAATTGAAACCTTTAAATGATAAAATAGTATTATCAGCTGAAGGCGGTAAGCGCACTGATAACTCCTTATTTTTTCATTTTATTTCCGAGGCTTCGGCCTCACATGGCGGTGAAAGGTAAGTGATTTCTCTCCTATGTATTTTTTTCGGTTCGATTCCGGACATCGCCGTTTGAGTGTTTTGTGTCCCAGAATGGGGTAGGCAGTAGGCTTAGAATTCATATATCACTCATTAACTTAAAAATGGTTGCAGAAGCGACCGAACCTCGCATGGTTGCGTAGCTAATTATATTCCGGATAAGTTATAAGCTAGGCGGTTTGATTCCGCTAGAGGTTTTAAATGACTACAAAAAATAAAAAAAGGAAAACTTTCAAAATGATTACTAATTAACACGCAAGGTAGTAGTCGCCTTGCATTTTTAGGGCTTAGCCTAGATAATCTGTGGTAACTCAGGAAAAGGATGTTTTTAAATCTATCAAACATCCTGCCAGTAATGGTCAATCTAAGCAATTTAATCTTAACTATTTCAGTTTTGGAATAGGTAGGCGAAGTTAAAGCAGAAAGATTCCAACGGCAAGGTGCTGAGGAAATGCAAACGTGGCAGTTTGGCTGTGAAACGAGTCTATAAGAGGAAAGAGGTATTTGGTTCGAGGTGCAACAAGAGCTTAATACCATATCTTACAAAAATTGGGCGCCTCCCAAAAGTATGTAAGGTGAGTTGATTGTCCGCAAAACAATCGATAACAAGCAGGCGCTGTGCATTTTGTTCTTCAAAAGAGAATGAAACACATGGCGATGCGTGTCTGTGATAGATGAAAGATGATTTTTATATTTTAAAAGCTATTCAAGATAGAAAAAAACTCAAAAAAAGCAAAAGTCATCGCCCGTCACAAACGAAAGTGTACTTCGGCAATTAGATTGCCTACTTAAGTCTCGCAAGGATGAGAGTAAAGTCAAAGAGTAAAGCAGCTTAGACTTTTAGCGGGGTCTTCGTTAATTGAAAAATGGCTTAGTAGTTTGCGATGTAAGAAGTGATTGGTCTAACCAATCGTGCATGAGTGATACAAGTAGGAATATTTGTGGACAAGATAATAAACTATAAGTTATCGAAAGTCACTCGCTTAAAGCAGTAGTCTCATGCTGATTAATGGATATATGGTAGACGGATTAAATCCTGTTTAGGGAATTGAGACGTCACAGGTTCGAGTCCTGTCGTTCTTATGAGAGGTCTTAAAAAGGTCGCACATCGTGTGGCTTTTTTTATTGTGAAAGGAGGTGATGGAAAATTGAATGAAAGACAAAGACGATTCGCAGATGAGTACATCATCTCAGGTAATGCTTATCAATCAGCTTTAAAAGCAGGATATAGTGAGAAGTATGCTAAAGCAAGATCTTCTGAATTGTTGGATAATGTCGGAATTTCTGATTACATCAAAAATCGAATGGAGGAGTTGCAAGATGAAAAAATCTTAACTCAAAAACAAATTCTTGTGATGCTGTCAGAAATCGCGTCGGGACAAGCGAAAGAAACAACAGTAGTCACGACGAAAGTAGCTGAGTTGATGGCTGATCCCGTGACTGGTAAGTCTGTAAAAGTCTACAATGAAATCCCTCAACTTATCGAATATCCAACAAAGAACAGTGATAGGAATAAAGCTCTTGAATTGTTAGGCAAACGACATAAGATGTGGACAGACAAAGTAGAGGCAGACGTTTCTGGAACGGTGGTGTTTGCGAATGAGTCAGACATACCAGATTAAACAGAATGATATTGTTGTTGACCTACCTAAGACAGTAGGCGGGGGATACGGACAGTTTTGGCGCTCAAGAAGTCTTTACCGTGTTGTAAAAGGTTCCCGTGGTTCGAAGAAGTCCAAGACAACTGCTTTAAATTACGTTGTCCGTCTTTTGAAATATCCATGGGCTAACTTGCTTGTTATTCGTAGATATTCGAATACAAATAAGCAATCGACCTATACGGATTTTAAATGGGCGTGTAATGTGTTGGGTGTGACTCATTTGTTTAAATTTAACGAGTCTTTACCTGAAATAACAATAAAAGCGACTGGGCAAAAGATTCTGTTCCGTGGTTTGGATGATGAGCTGAAAATCACATCTATTACAGTTGACGTTGGTATCCTTTGTTGGGCCTGGTTTGAGGAAGCTTACCAAATTGAGACTGAAGACAAGTTCAGTACGGTTGTTGAGTCAATCCGTGGTAGCCTAGACGTACCTGACTTCTTTAAACAAATCACAGTCACATTTAACCCGTGGAATGAAAGGCATTGGCTCAAGCGTGTCTTCTTTGATGAAGATACAAGACGAGCTGATACATTCGCTATTACAACAACTTATAAATGTAATGAGTGGCTTGATGAAGTTGATATCAAGCGCTATGAGGATTTGTATCATACGAACCCAAGACGTGCGAGAATCGTTTGCGATGGTGAGTGGGGAGTTGCTGAAGGTTTAATCTATGAAAACGTAACTGTCAAGGATTTTGATAAGGATGAATTACTACAAGATCCAGCTTATAAGTTATGTATCGGTCTTGACTTTGGTTTCACTCATGATCCAACTGCTTTGTGTTGTTCGCTCATAAACGATACAACGAAAGAGATTTATGTTTTTGACGAAGCGTATAAAGTCGGATTGATAACTAAAGAAGTTGCAAAGATGATAAAAGATAAAGGTTATCATCGCTCACGGATTATCGCTGATAGCGCTGAATTACGATTGATTGAGGAATTAAGGTCAGAACATGGGATAACCCGAATTAAAGAGAGTCGTAAAGGTAAGGATAGTATTATGGCTGGCGTATCCAAGTTACAAGGATACGCTATTTATGTGCATCCGAATTGTGAACATATCATGGATGAATTTTATAGTTACTGCTATCAGCGTGACAAAGAAGGTAATTGGTTGAACAAGCCAGAAGATAAGAACAATCACTTAATGGACGCACTACGTTATAGTCTTCAATGTATTGAGGGTGGTAAAGCAACCGTCCGCAGACGTTCTGATTATGGTCTATAGAGAGGAAAGACATGTACCAATATTTAACCTATCCACGGGATGGATATGATGAGGGTTCTTTGAAGAAAGACCTGATTTACAAATTGATAACGAAGCATAGCACTGAAGGCTCACGTTTGAAGAAGCTTAAAAGCTACTACTTGGGTGAGCATGCTATCTTAAATCACAAGAGACGCAACGAGAACGCACCTAATTACAAGACGGTAGCCAATCATGCCAAGGATATTGCAGATACAGCTACAGGCTATTTCATGGGTAATCCTATCAAGTACAACAATACTGCTGAAGGTGATATTGATGAACTACTTACAGCGTTTGACGGTGCTGAGATTGACCAAGTAGATGCGCAGAATGCTTTAAATATGGCTATCTATGGGCGTGCTTATGAATATATCTATGCTAAAGAGGGATTGACTGAGTTGGACTCAACTAGTATTGATCCAGAAAATACCTTCATAGTCTATGATGATAGTATTGAGCGAAAGCCCTTGTTTGCGGTCTACTACTATCAAGTCAAGGACGATACGAAAGATACTACTAAGTATCAGGCTGAGGTCTTTACAGAAAATCTGCACTATCACATGGTGCTGAGAAGTACAGATTCAGGAACAACTCAGAACGAAGAGGTAACCCCTCATAACCTTGGTCAAATCCCGATTATTGAGTATCGCAATAATCACTTTGCGATTGGCGACTACGAGCAACAGATCAGCTTGATTGATGCCTATAATTCTTTGATGGGTAACCGTGTCAATGACAAGGAACAGGCAGTAGAGTCTATCCTTGTCTTATATGGCACACAGTTAGCAGACACTCCAGAAGATGCTAAGGTAGCGATGAAGATTCTTTCTGAAGAAGGTCTTTTGGAATTGCCGGGCGACAGTGCAAGAGCTGAGTTCTTGAAGAACACGCTGGACGAAAGTGCTACTGAAATCTTGCGTACAGCTCTGAAAGAGGATATCTACACATTCAGCCATGTGCCTAATCTGACTGATGAGAATTTCGCAGGGAATACGTCGGGCGTAGCCATGGAATTCAAGCTAATGGGTCTTGAGATGATCACCAAGACCAAAGAGGCAAACTACAAGCGTGGATTGCGTCAACGTATTGCGATTTTCGCTCATTACTTGGGTATGAAACAGATTGCTTTAGAATCTCATTCAATTGTTCCGCAGTTTAGCCGTGGTTTACCTAAGAATTTGCTAGAAATCTCTCAGATTGTGAACAACCTTGAAGGTAAAGTAACGAATAGACAGCTTATCTCACTCTTGCCATTCGTAGAAGACCCTGACGCTGAACTAGAAGCCTTGGAAGAAGAGAAAAAGAAGGACATGGAAGACATGCCGATGTTCAACCAAGACAACACGAAACCCGAAGATGAGGTAGAGAATGAAGAATCAGGACTACTGGGCGAAGAGGAAAGCCAATCTGATTTACCAGCAGATGGACAAGGCCGAAAAGCAGGCAGACCAGTTCGATAAGGTCTATCAAGAAGCTAAGACTTACTTGGATAAGGAAATCAATAAGATTTTTGATAAGTTCCAACGTGATTATGGTTTAAGTCAGGTAGATGCTAGACAAGTCTTGAAGAACATGAAAGACAAGAAAGACTTGAATGAACTTCGTAAGGTGCTTGAAGCGAGACCGAATGACCCGAATATCCAAAGGTTGCTGGCTGACTTAGATAGTCCAGCTTATTCTTTCCGTATGAAGCGCCTAGAACGTTTGAGCGACGATTTAGACCGTATGCGTGAATCTATCTATCATTCAGAGAAGACAGGCTCAGATGCCTTTTATAGCGACCTGATGAAGGATAGCTACTACAAGGCTACCTTTGACCTGCAACAGCAGACAGGACTAGCATATGGCTTTTCTGGGCTTCCTGAGAGCGAGATAAAACATCTACAGTCTTTTAGTTGGGTAGGAGATGGAAACACGTACTCAACAAACATCTGGAAGAATACAGGAAAGCTTACTTCAAGCATAAAAGATGAACTACTCATGAGCCTCATGACAGGTCGAGATATACGAGGAACTGCACAAGCAATTGCTGAGCGGTTCAATGTAGGTCAGAATGATGCAAGGCGTTTGGTTCGGACAGAATCAGCCTTTTTTCATAACCAAATGGAACTACTCAGCTATGAGGAAGCGGATATAGAGGAGTATATCTTTGTGGCCGTCTTAGACAAGCGTACATCACGCATTTGTCAGGAGCATGACAATCAGGTCTATGACAGGGATAAGGCTGTCCCTGGTGTCAATTGTCCGCCTATGCACCCTTGGTGTAGGTCTACTACTGTCGCATACGACGAGGACGCAGACTACAGCAAGTTGAAGCGCAGAGCAAGGAATCCAGTGACAGGTAAGACCGAGCTAGTACCTGCTGATATGACTTATAAAGAGTGGTATAGCAAGTATGTGGATGGTGAGGACGTTGTTAAGGGATCTAAACCAGAAGTAGATGACAAGATTTTTGTAGCTGATAAACCAAATGAAATAGATGATTTCTTTAAGAAACAAAAATCTTATCAGAAATGGTATAATGAGCTTACAGATGACGAAAGAAGCGTTATTTATTCTTACTCAACAGAAAACTATCATAATTTCAACAATATAAAACGCTATGGACTTGATGAAGCCTTAAAAATACGTGAAAAATTCTGGTTCGAAAACGACGGAGATGCAGAAGGTTTATCTTTTGCTTTAGAAATTGTAAAAGATACAGAAGATAATATTCCGATTTTAGAAAAAGCTATTTCAAAATTTGCGCCTGAAGAAAGTTTTAAGGCGTATCGTGGAAGCGGTTCGGTTTCTGCACTTGGAAAAGATTTAGGTTATCTAGATTTTAAAGTCGGACAATCTGTCAGATTAGATAAAGCTTTCACATCATTTAGTTTAAACATAAACCATGCGAAAGAGTTTGCGATAGAGGGTGAAGGTGCAGATATTTTATTTGAAGTTACTGTTAGAAAAGGTCAAAAAATAGGAGCGTATATAGCTGAGTTGGCTGAGTTAAACTTTGAAAAAGAATATTTGATGAAACCAAACTTGAAGTATAATATAATCTCAAAAACGGAAGATGAAAATGGAATGATAATTTATGGTTTGGAGGTGTTAGAAGATGGGATTTGATAAAGATTTTATAGAAAATGCTTTTTCTAATGGAAAAGATAGAGTTAATCGAGCGATTTATGTTAAACCCGAAGAACTTATTGAAATATCTGATGAAGATTTGAGTTATTTTGGTGAGGGTATCTTTTGTTGCCTTCCTCGCAATCAGTACATAATGGATCACAAAGATGAAATTAGAGAAAAATATAAACTTTCTCCAAATATGCCAAAGATAAACGGCATCTATTTAGGGAGTTTGGTAAAAATGGGGTCATGGACAAGAATTTGGAAAACAAATCCAAGTTTAAAAGAAATAATTGAATTGACAAAAAAAGAAAGCACCTAGAGAAATCTAAGTGCTTTTTTCGTGTTCGGAAAGGAAATTTTAATGAACAAGTACAAAAAAATGATAGAATTGATTGAAGATAACGGACTTGAGATACAATCGAAGAAATGTTATGACCCACAGAGTGCTTGGACTGGAAAAAATTTGTGGATTGTTGACAAGAAAAAACAAAATAAAATTTTTGATTTATCGGGTAATGGCTATTGTTTTGACGACAAGTCGGTCGATAAAGCTATTGAAGAAGTTGAAAAGTATTTGTCTCTTAAAAACATGAATACTTTTGATGCTTTCAAAGAATGGGTGGACAAGAATGCTAAGCCTCAAAAATGATGCATAGAAAGGAGTAAAGACATGTTTATATGGGATTGGGTATCAATCGCTTTCGGGTGGTTGGTATTTTTGTTTTTAATGCTGTTTATCATAGCATTTGTAAAGAAAGTGATTGAAGAAATTAAAGAAATCAAAAAATAATCTAACCGCGTCGAAATCGAGGCGGTTTTCTTATGCCCTAACCGTATGGAATCCCGTACGGTTTTTTGATTGTCCAAGCATTGAAGACTCTAAAAGCTATGGAAAATACAGTCGGGGACGACTTTAAAAATAGGAGGTTCGCAATGAACGAAGAAACACAAACAGTCGAAACGGTTGAAGAACAAAAGGTACCTGCAGAACCTGCACCACAACCGCAAGACGAGAAGAAGTACACGGACGCAGATGTTGATGCTATCATCGATAAAAAGTTTGCTAAGTGGAAATCAGAGCAAGAGGCCAAGGAAAACGAAGCTAAGAAACTTGCCAAGATGAACGCTGATGAGAAACAGAAATACCAGTTGGATCAGCGTGAACAAGAATTGGCTGACCGTGAAAAGGCTATTGCTCGTAAGGAATTGACCGCAGAAGCTAAAGCAATGTTAAGTGAACGTGACTTACCTGTTGAGTTAGTGAATGTAGTTGATTTGACAAGCGCAGAAACTGTATCTGAATCTATTACCTCTATCCAAAAAGCATGGGAAGAGTCAGTTCAGAAGGGAGTTTCTGAGCGTATGAAAGGTAGTGCACCTATCAAGAACGCACAAACAGTCCAGCAAGAAGTCACGGAAAAATGGCGTAAAGACTTCTTGTAATAAAAGAAAAGAGGAAAAATAAATGGCATTTGAAGAATTAAACACAGCAGAATCACGCAAGAAACATCTTGGGATTATTGAGGATGTACTTGCAGTAAACTCATATTCAACACCACTTGTAACATCAAGCGATGCAGTAACGTTGCAAGGTCGCTCTTTTACAGTAGCAACTGGTAACACAACAGAACTGAAAGACTACAAACGTAACAAAGATAACGAATTTGACCACGTTGAAGTTGAAGAAAAGGTTTATACCCTTGACGAAGAAAAATACTGGGGTCGTTTCGTAGACCAATTGGACGAACGTGACTCTAATGGTCAAGTAAATATCAATTATGTTATTGCACGTCAAGCGGCAGAAGTAGTAGCTCCATATCTTGATGAACTACGTTTTGGTGCAGCACTTGGTAATGTTAGCGACAACGTTACTATGGGCAAAGAAGCAGGAGCGAACAACGCATACAACGCAATCCTTGATGTTTCTGAGAAACTTGATGAGCTTGGAATTACAAAAGAGCGCTTGCTTTTTGTAACACCTAAATTCTACAAAGCGATCAAGTCTGAAATCGTTCGTCTACCACATGGTGACGCAGATAAGAAAGTCCTTGGAAAAGGATATGTTGGTGAATTGGATGACTACACAGTCTACAAAGTACCTTCTAAATTCTTGAAAGGTGTTAATGCCCTTGCTACTGCTCCAGGTGTTGTCACATCTCCAGTGCAAGTAGACAATACTAAGTACAACGATAACATTCCAGGCCGATTTGGTGAATTGGTAGAGCAATTGCTTTACACTGGTGCATTTGTTCTTGAACACTTCAAGAAATACATCATTACTATCGCCGATTCTAAACCTGATGCTAAACCATCTACTCAAGGTAAAGTTGTAAACCGTGCTAAAGCGTGGAAGACTGGAACAGCCTATAAGGAAGGCGATACAGTAACGCATGAAGATAAAGTCTATGTTGCTATCAAAGACATCACTAGCTCAACCAATGCACCAGGTTCTGACTCAGCTAACTGGAAAGAAAAAACTGGTAAGAAATAGGTCTTAGTTATGAAATTTAAAATCAAACAAGATTTCTATGATTGGGAATCAAATGTGAAACGACTGGCAGGGGAGGAACTTGAGATTACTGAGGAGCGTTATGCTGAATTGGCTGACAATTTTGCCAGCAATGGTGTCGCTATCTCAGATGTTCTTGAGGAACTCCTCCCTGAACCTGAGTTTTTAGAAGAGGATTGATATGTCTATAGAGTTGCTGAAGAAAATGACAGGCGAAGAAAATACTCAGCTTCTCATGTTGCTCCAAACGAGGGCTACAAATCTTATCTTGTCAGAGACTAATCGCACATCTTTGACACCTGCTTTAAGTCTCTTAATACCTGAGGTTGCTATCGAGCTCCACAACCGCTCAGGAGCGGAAGGAGAGCATTCTAGAACCGAGGGTGGTATAGCAGTAGTCTACGGAGAAAACGGCCTGTCTACGGGTCTTTTACAGCGTATACGCATGCACAGATTAGCAAGGGTATCAGGCCATGTTTTTGAAGCGGAGTAGACTGAAACCTTATCCATTAAGACGGTTTGAAAAGACCGTTACGGATGAAGGGCACGTAAAAGAAGGATACGCCAAGGAAGTTGAAAGCACGCGCCTTGAGTTATGGCCCGCTAAAAGCAATCTACAATCAGAGCTTTACGGAGAGCGTGTCAACGACATTTTAAACGCAAATGCCGATAAAAACGACACAATCAGAGTAAAAGACGGGGTATGTATCGACAGCAAGACAGAAGTAACTCACAAGGTTATCTCTAAGAAAGTTTATACATATCATCAAGTATTGGAGTTGGAACGTGTCAGAGCTACTAGGGGCAGATAGACTTATAGCTAAGTTCAGAAAGCTATCAGGTGTTACGCAACGAGACATCGTTTCAAAAGCGGTTCATCATGCAGCTAAAACCATTGTCCAAGCGGACGCTAAAAGACTCGCACCAGGTAACAATGGAGAACTTAGAAATAGTATCAAGACTAGGGTTAAAATGGACAGAGATAAGGTTATAGGAGAGGTTTACACAAATCTACACTATGCGCCATACGTAGAGTTTGGTACAGGACCAATAGGACAAGCTAACCATTCTGGTATCTCTCCAGAGGTCAGCGTAACTTACAAGTCTAGTCCGTGGTATGTGCATGAAGACCAAATCAATGTAGGACCGTACCATTTTCAAAAGATTGGGGAGTTCTACAAGATGTATGGTCAACCTGCCCAGCCTTATCTTTATCCAGCTTTGAGAGACAATCAAGAGCGTGTGTCTAAGAATATTTCGAATTATGTCCGTAGAAAGATAAGAGAACAAATAAAATGATCAATATCAAGCCTGTTATTTATAAAGAATTGCAAAAGGTCGCAGATAATGTGACTGATACTTATCCTAGCGATTGGGAGACTTTCCCAGTCGTTATTTTTTTAGAAGAACAAAACAAGCCGGGTGAATGGTTTGATGACCAGGAACAAAAATCATCTATCCGCTACAAGGTGGATATCTTCGATGATATCAGCACTAGTGAGTTAGCTGTTAAAATCAATCAGATTTTTGAGTCTTTAGGTTTGCGAAGAACCGACTGCCAAGACGTGCCAGACCCGTCTCATTTGAGACATAAGGTCATGCGTTTTGAAGGTGTCGTTGACTTACACTCAGAGCTTGTTTTTCAATTTAGAATGGAGAATTAAACATGTTAGCAAATGGAATTACGCTGTCTTATGGGACAGCTAAAGGAACTTATACTAAACTTGCTGGGTTGAAAGAAGTACCAGAGTTTGGTATTGAGCCTGAAAAAGTAGAGAACACTACTCTTGAAGATAAGGTTAAGAAGTATGAGTTCGGTATTGGAGACGCAGGGGAATTGGAGTACAAGTTCTCTTACAAGAACGATAGCGCAACAGCTCCTTATCGTGTTTTGCGTACAGCTGCAGACAACAAGACAAAACTTTTCTTTGAGCAAACTTACCCAGACAACACTAAAGTTCGTTTTGAAGGTCAAGTATCTGTTAAGTTAGGCGGTGGCGGTGTCAATGCCGTTATCGAGTTCACCCTTAAAATTGCGTTGCAGTCAGAGTTGGAATTTACAGACGGTATTGGAGGTTAATTAAATGGCACTACCTTACTCAATTTGGAAGATTAGCGATGAGAAAGAGTTGAAACTACGACTTTC